GCACCCGCTTTTGATCCAGCGTAAGTTGATATACCCTGAACAGCCGCTTCCTTAACCGAACCTCCTTGAAAAAGAGTTGTTGCTGCTGCGGTTATTCCAGCTCCAGCGGAGCCACTAATACCAACTGCTTGAGAAGCTGTAGGGGCACTAGGCGCAGAAACAGTTCCAGCTCCAAGCCCAACTGAGGATCCAGCAGCACCATTAATCCCCCCTGAAACACTAGCAGCAGACGATCCCAACAAACCTGTGCTTGCCTGCCTTATTCCACCATTTATGCCTGTGGACACCTGAGATCCCAAATTAACACCAATAGACTTAGCAATCCTTGGTGCAACAGCTCCGATAGCATCTTTAGCCAAGGAATTTGTTCCTATAGCTTGATTAGGTCCTTGCTCTTGAGTAGGAGAAATACCCTGAATTGTGGGGGCAATAACCTGAGAATCATTTTCTCCAGACGATATGGCCGCTGCGTTCTCAGCGTCTTGAGTTGGCGCAGAAGACACGTTTCCTTGAGCGTCAATACCGCCACCCGTAAAATTGGAGTAGCGAGTTCCTCTGTACGAGTCGCCTTCAATAACTTGAAATTGGTTTTCTGACATAGTTTTTCCTAGTCGTTCCTTATAAGTTGCCACTCAAATGTAATAGTATTTCCCAAACCTGGGGATGATACCATTATAACAGTAAACTGATTGGCCAGATAGTTTTTTGTCTTGACAACAAATGCTTCAACGTCAGGTGTTCCAATAGATGAAACCGCTTGAACCATAACTCTATAATTTGCATCTACCTGTGGCGTGGTAAAAGTTACCAAAGACCCGATATCGGCATCAGAAATATCAAATGTTCCTGATATGAACCCATCTAACCTATTTATGGCCGTACTGCCTAACGCAAAAGCTTCATTGGCTGTTTCTTGTGCCTGAGCCAGTGTTGTGTTGCTTGGATCTGGTAAATCAGCAACATTAAAATTAGCGTTATTTGTTTGGGAATTAATGAAATCAACCGATGAAGTAATGACTTGATAAGCTCTCCAAAGCCAATCAATTAAGATAGGTAAGTCTCTTTCTGAATTTCCAGTAGTTCTGGGAGGCGTTTCTAATGAAGTTTTAATCGGTTGTAAGGCATTATCTGATGTCATTATCTCATAGCCTTCTTCGAATCTAGTTGTAAACGTCGAAGCTCAAACTGAGCATCATCAGTCATAAATATTTCAAATTGCCATGTATCAGCCAATCCTTGAGCGCCAAATTCAACTAAAAGAGTATCTCTTCCTGTTTTGCCAAGCTCACGTTTCTGCCAATTATTCCAGCCTTTATTATCAGGATTTGCTCTAAACATAACAACAGGAGATTTTTCGTATGTTCCAACACCTCGCTTTATCGTCAATCTTACACCATCTACACGGCTGGTTCCTGCGGTATCAAAATGAGCTGTTCTTAAATATGCCCTTTGAACTTCACCATCATTGTTGTGGGTTTTTGGATCCAGCTGATAAACCTTACCCTGACCACCAATAAATGTTTTACCCCATAAACTAAAAACTGATCTGCCAGGCCACAAATCAGGAATACCATTTTCATTATCCCAGCCAAATATTTCAAACCACTGTCCACGGCGCATATCTAGGACGCCTGTAAATCCTTTGGTATCATAAGAGTTGGTAGCTTCGGGAGACTGAAAAATAATAAATTTTTGACCTTTGATATAACACTCATGCGCCCAAGCCTTATTTAAAGAACCTAAGTTCTCCAGAGAGTATCTATCTTCTATTTCGTATTGAATATCATTTGAAAACGGCTGTGTCGTCTGACCAGACAACCTTATAAACTCAACTTGATCGTTTAAGCCCCATACCGCATTACCAGCAAAACAAAGTGTGTGAGGTTCGCTGATACCATCAGCAACAGCCCATCGCCTAAAGAACGCTACATCAGAGCTTAGATTTCTTTCATATTGCTCAAGACTTTCTTCACCCGCAAAAATAATTTCATTGAACGGTGTAATAAGCATGGCATTGATATTGTCTGGACTACCATCAACAGCAAACGTGTCTAGTGGATCCCAAACATCAAAATCATTCAGCTTTGCGTGTTGCCATCGTCCAGAATCTTTCTCAACAGCTATAAGGTACCCATCAATAAAACCAACGAATGTTGATAAAGGTGCATCAGGAGACAGAATACTATTTTTAGTTCCATCATATTTTATGATTTGACCACCAGCGGCCATCATCAATCCATCGCGGGTACGTGCAAAACTTACTCTCTCACCACCTGAAACTGGAGTGCCGCCGATCTTATCAGCTTGCCCGTTTGAGTTAACGCGGAAAGTTTGACCATCTTCACCAACGGCAATAAGGTCATTCTCGTATCTTCCTAAGTGAATATCAGCTTCGCTACCATCGAGATCTACAAATTCTTTTAGACCAGGGAATCTTGATATACCATTGCTCTCAGTCACAAAGCAGTTTTCCAACGCCGCATAAGTCGCCGTTAGCATCCTTTCATCAAGGTTTTTGAATAGCTTTCTATTTAAAGGAACATCGACCCAATTTGGCATTATGTACTCACCACCTCTACATTAACTGTCCACTCTATTGTATTTCCTGCAATCCCAGTAACTCGAAGCTCAACTTCGTTTGGATTAACGGCAAAGAAACCAACATTCATAGCTGCGGCAGTTTCAAACACAGTTCTAAGAGCTTGGGTACCTACCGTGTCAATCACTGCATTATTATTAAAAAGAACACCATTGGCCTTAGCTTCTCCTGGTGTTGCATTATCATCAATAATAGTTTCGTTGTCTAAAAACTCTCCTACAATATCAACTAAAAACAAGGTTCCAGTTGCACCAGTATCAGCGTCTTGTTGAACCCTTCCCGTTGCGCCAGAAGATTGGCCAGTCACTATAGCCCCTGCTGTAAAATTTGTTATTTGGGTGTCATACTGTAATTGTGCTGGAGGCGCATAGGCACCGCAACCAACATGATATATACCACGGTTCTGGTTATTTCTACCCTTAGCCAAAACCTTAGCTTCTAAATAAACAATTTGCCCAGGCTTTAATGACATAGCCCAAGCTTTGGTTTGTGCGCCAGTGGTTGTAAGTCCAAAAGACTCACCATCAAAAGTTGTGGTTTTTCTTATCAGCTTTGATAATTCACCAGTGATTGTAACCCCAGAGCTTTCAAAGCAATCTTTTAAAACAACAAAGTTGTCAATAGGAATTGTCATTTTAAATTCTACGTCCGTAAGGTTCATGTCCTCTAAAACAACATTTTGAGCGGTACCAGTAGCTTCAAAAACACCACCATTCATACGACCACCGATAAACTTAATATTTAAAGCATCGTTATTTCTCTCGGTAACGGGGGTAAGTACATTGGTATCATCTTTGATGAAAACAGTGCCTTGATTATTTGACCACCAACAACCCATGTGAATTATGTTTTGAGCACCACTGATGTATGTTGCGATATCGTCACAGTCTTCATAACCAACGCCAATCAATGTTATGTTTTGACACACAGCATCATTATAAGAAAACTCAATACCGCGAGTTGTAGCAAAACTTATTAATCCGCCTGTCCATACTAAATCCTGTAAGGCAGATCCATTTGTGCTTCCACCTGCATCAAGATCACCAATTAGCTTAACGGCGTTCTCAGTATTTTGAACCGATAAATCAATCCAGTTATGGCTTTTACCACCTAGAAGATTAACACCTGTTTCAAATCTTTTTACTAAAACAGAATTAAAAATAACACCATCATTACCGACAGATTCAACACCAATTGAGTTGGTTGACAGACTGTTACCATCAAGCGTTATGTTTTCGAAACCAGCATTTTTACCAACAATATTAAAGGCAGATGATCCATTGATACATTCTAGTTTTGTAGCTTCAATCCCTTGTCCGCGAATAATAACGTTTTCAGGAACGTTAAAACTATTAACTTTAAAAAGACCAGAAGGGACATTAACAAATCCACCATCAGCTAAGGCAGCAATAGCCAGATTCATTGTTGCTGTGTTTGTTGCTGCAACACCTCCCGTACCTTCAACGAACTGGCCAAAATTTGCCACATTAACTTCACGGCCAGCAAAGTCTTCTAAAGTAACTTGATGTGTGGATCCTTGAGCTATAAGAATAGCTTGGCTGGCGTCTTCTCCATCTAATGCAGAAATGGCAGGTCTTACAACACCCGTATTCTCAATTCCATTGACGGTTAAAAAGTAAGATTGTTGAATATATAAAGGTCTTTCAAACTTACCGTAGCGAGTGCCGCCCTCTGCTTCCATTTCCTTTAAGGTCTGAGGATTGTCCGCAGGCATAGTTAGGGCTTCATCTAAAAACACATTAGCAAGTGTCGATGTTCCAGCTACATAAATGTAGATTTTTGCATTAGCGTAACCTGGACGCCAAATATCAAACTCTTGTATTCTTCTTGTCATATTCTTTACCTTTTAAATATCTGCCCAATTCAAACCCCAACGTTCAAGATAGTTTCCTACATTGTTTGCGTCTTCATCACTAATACTAGCAGAATAAGCGATGATTTCCCCAATTTTACCATTAAAGAAATTTCCGAGCTCATTCTGTCTTACACCAATAAACATACCGACTGTTGCAACGAGATCGGCAGCATCATTTTGAGGTGTTTGTTCAACACCATTGAAAAACGGTACCAAAACTGAACCATTGCGTCTGAATCCGACAACATGGGTATTGCTATTGTTTGGCCAAGAGAAAAAAGCCCCATTATTTGAAGGCTTGTTATTGCACTGAATATTTCCGTCTTCAATAGAAATACCGTATCTCAAAGGAACACCACCATTGGCACCATTAAACAGTCGTCCTGAATGTGGCGTAGACGATTCAAAAGCAACAAAGACTGTGTTGGCACCGTTGCATAATGTGTTTAATGCCGCTGGTAGTTTAAAATATTGTGAGGATCCATTAAATTCTATGGCATTAAGACCATTGATATCCCCATTACTCTGTGGCTGTGATGTGCCTTGATCTTGAAAAGCATGGTTTTCTAGTGGTGACTTGTCGTCCCATTGCTCTATGGAGTTAAGGTTCTCACTGATGGTCGATAAATCAGAAGCGTCCAACCACAAAGATAAATTCGGAACATCTGTTGGATCCGAAAAGGAAGGAGGTGGACCACCGCCACCACCAGAAACTTCAAAACGATGTGGGTTCAATAAGACCATTTATACCCTCGATCCGATAAGGGTAACTTTCAGTCCTGCTCCCGTAGCGCCAATTTGATCAATATCTATCGTTATTTCTGCATCATCTGCCAAATCATCATCAACAATCGTTGGCTGCGTTCCTGAAAAAGTAGATGATTTCTGACCAGGTTCTATAATAATTGCTTGACCTAAAATTGAGGATCCGCCTTCATTAATATCAACTACAAGATCGGTTCCAGTTGGTGCCGATGTGACAGAAGCTCGAACTTCTAACAGAACAAAATCATAAGGCATACGGAACGTTGTTTTTGCCGCTCCTGTTGTAAGATCAGTTGTTTCATCTGAACACGCAATTAAAATGCTTTCGATTTGGTTGTGAACATCATAATCAATTGTTCCATCTGCATCATCATAATCAACATCAATCTGGTTTTCTGTGTTTCCAGATACCATAGCACCGACAATATCCTCAACCTCCTCTGTGGTAAGAGGTGTGCCCGTTGATCCTCCAGAACCGCTACCCGATCCTGTTAAATCAATAATCCCCGTGTCGTGATCTGGCGTATTACCCAAGCCTGTGACTGTAAGAATTATTGCCTCTTCAAAGTAAACTGGGTTTCTGAATTTGCCGTGACTATCAAGGATTTGAGGATTTGCAACTTTATCAGCTCCAGTAATGTTGGCGTATAGATCAGCTTTGATATTAGTTTTCTGCCCATTATCAACCTTGTAAGCGGTTACAGTGGCATTAACGTAGATATCGTTTGCCGTTGAAAAATCTTGTATAGCTGTTCTTGATGCGGTCATGTCGCGTCCTTAATCTAATTGCCAAATTTTGATATCAGTATAAATGTTGTCTAAATTAACGTTATCTGCAACGTTGATAAAACCATTTGATCCAGATCCCAATCCACCTGCTGATGCTGCGTTAGCGTTTGAATCAATAGCTTGATTTAACTGAATATCTGTTTGTGCGGCCAATACAACACGGCCTCTTAATGGTGTTGTAGCTGGATCTGCTTCACCAGCGGTTCTTGAATAACCTTCTATACCCCTTAAAAGAAAAGCTTCCGCTGCTGTTGCAGCATCAAGATTTCTTAAAACAGTTCTGAAATAATTGGTTGCATAGTTGTGTACTTCAATATCAAAGAAAAATGTACCTGCTGGCATTTCTAAAATAGATCCATTTAAGACCAGACCGGGAATATCATTCATCAACTCTGTATTGATCGGCCTTATACGCTCGGTTGTTAATGGGAAGTTTCCAGTATAAGCCGCCATCACTCCTGCATTGCTATTAAAAGGCGCTCTGTACTGAAAGTGAGCGCACTTCTCAACAAAAGGTGAAGCAGCCTTAATTGCATCCCGTGTTGTATCTGGACGCATTAATTTGTTATTTGCAACACCTTGAATAGCTTGGTTTGTTGTCGCAAATGCTGATGTGGCCAGTTTATCAAATGTCAGTGTTAAATTTGCAATATTTTCACCAAGGATAGTGGCCAAAGCAATTTTACCGCCCGTGATAGAGCGGTTTAAAATATCAGAGCTTTGAACAATGTTTAACCATGTGCCAGAGCTTTGATCTCCCAATAAACTATTTAATTCAAACTTAGAATCTAAAACAATACTGTTCTGATCGTTAATAGTGTTTCCGCCGCCACGATTAATTGTAACCGAATTAGGACCACCATCAATTTTCACAAAAGAAAACTTCATGTCTTCGCCGTAAGCGGCCAACGAGCTTAGATTGACAATAATATTCCCTGTTGTGGCGTCTGCTCGGAATAAGTAGCCTTCTTGTCCTGCTGTTGGTGTAAACGGACTATCAGCCGCACTGATGTCAACGATCTCTCTATAGAAAAATTCTGATGCGCTTTGAGCTGCATTATTAGCGTGAGCTAAAGCATTGGCTTCTGATGTTGCCGCATTAGCTGCGCTTTGAGCTGCGTCTGTTTCTGAACTAGCCGCATTGAACGCTGATGCTGCTGCGGCTGCCTGTGAAGCCTGAGCCTGAGCTGCTGCTGCGATAGCCGTATTATTTGATCCTGATATGTTGGAAAAATAGAAGTTTGTTGATGTGACCGGCAAAGAATATTCAAAAGGATTCTGCTTGATTTTTTTAAGCCTGCGCTCTGTTCTGCTATTAATGCCTGTGATCGAGGCTAGAACATCTGATTCAACGTAACAATCAACACGAAGCTGGCCACATTCATCAAGGGTTTGTGGATTTTCTGTTTGATCGGTACCTGTAGCATCTTGATAAATATCTACCTTGTCACCACTGTTGGATCCATCTGCGTTTGGTTTGTAGAAAGTAACAACGGCATTGGCCAGTACCTTTTGAATAATGCCAAATTCTGCAATCTTAACCCTAGTAACCATTTCTTCTGTTCCCTCTATTGCCTATTCCATAAGGTCTATAACCTTCATAGTCTGATACATCATACGTGTTAGATCCTGCCATTGGTTCTGTGACAGGGGGTTGTGAACCATTTTCTTTACCGTCTCGCGCCAATAACAAGCCTTCTAGCTTCATAGCGTCTTTTTCAAGGCGTCTGAGCTCTCCTTCTGATAATCTTCGAACTGGGCCAGAGCCTATCTCATAAGCAAGACGTTTAATTAACCATAGGTACCAAGAAGGGCGAAGCCTGATATCGTTATCGGCAACACCTGTTTCATCAATATTCTCGTTGTATGTTTGAACCCTGACACGAATAACAAGCCCAAGGTCTTCTTCAACTATTGTCGGTGTCGGGTAAACCCTAAGCACCATGTCTGTGTCTTTTGATACGGTAGCGCGGCAAGGACGCCCTGTTTCTTTCAGGTTCTCGTAAAGAGCATCGTTTTCATATTGAAAGTCAAGAGGATCTGGATCACCACTAAGATCAACCAAAGCTGCACTAAAAACATGGCTTACTCCTCTTTCATCGGCATAGTCTGCCAGATCATAATCTCCGATATCTGCCTCTACAGGTATATCGAAAACTTGCCAGAAACCCGCCAAAGGGCGGATCCCTGATTGATAATTAATAAGCATTTCAAGAAATACCAAAGTATCACGAAGCTCTCCTTCATCCGCAGAATCTTGAGAAGCAGGAAATGCCCCAATAGTTTTTAGGGCACCTTCTGCAATTTGCTTCGCTGTTTTAATATTTGGCAAATCATTTCCTTATTTTTTAGTCTTGGGCGCTGATGCCTAAACCTTGAGAACCTTCTTCGGTTTCAGCTGGGTCAACAGGTTTATGATCTTCAATGTACTTATCAAGATCGGCACGAGTTACCTCACCGTTCTCACCTGTACCTTCAACATCATCCAAGATAACACCGTTTTCTACAGCAATGGTTTCTAAATCATCAGACTGTAGATCTGTATCGTCTTCATCATCGCTATCATCAATTAGATCATCTTCACCATCAATTGTTCCATCTTCTGATGGGGCTGTAGCTGGAGACTCTGGAGATAAGAACGTGATAATGTCTAAACGAGCATCTTCGCTTTCTTTAACATCTAAGAAAACTTCACCATCTTTTTCTTTGGCCGCACGTAGCTTAAGCGCTTCAAAAGTAAGCTCAGAAAATTTGGCCACACATTCATCTGGGCCAATCATTGAAGATACGCTGTCAGATGCAACGGCTGTTTCTGGAAGATCAGATCCATCAGCTTTTTTAACTGTGAATCCTTCCAAGTTTCTAAACTTTGCTGCTTGAGCAAAAGGCAAAATAGTAGGTTCGCCATGTGTAAATGTAATTGTGGTTGTTGATCCGTTAATAAGAATGTCATGCTTACGCACTTTATATTCTTCGGACGTACTGTGATCAATAACTAAGAGATCGTCTTTTTGTGGTTGGTTCATAATGTTACCTTTCGAAAGTAAATTTAAATTGGTTAAATAAGCCGCAGGGCATCCCACGGCTTATTAGATCAACTTAATCCTACCTTAGAGGTTAGCCGCTGGCAACTTAACTGGGATTTTGATAAATCCAGCCGCATCAACAGCACCCGCAGAAAGGGTATATGATACGGAAACAGCGTCAGCGATAACAACACCAGCCGCTGCAACAGCGCCAGTAATAATCGTTGCTGCATTTGCCAATGTTGCTCCTCCAGCCATTAATGCTGGATCACCGCCTGTTTCAGTAGAAAGTGTACCAATTTGAATGGTTGCGCCTGCTTCTCCCGTAATAATATCAACAGTTGGTGCATTGATAACAGCATTAACAGGAAGATCGAAACCTGTGTCTGTTTCTACGTTATCCCCTGCTTGATCAACCGCGCTGAATGGAATGATTATGGTGTCAGACTTGTGGCTGGTATCAATCAGCACACTTGCGTCACCAGAATCTTGAATACCGCGCAAAATAGTACAGTGTCCAGTTGGAGATATAATATACATATCTACCTTTTCCTGATCATCTTCTACGTTGAACTCAAATGAACCATTAACTAATGGGACTGGGTTTGCCATGATATTTCCAGTGTTTGGATCATACACCTTCAATTTTTCTGCGCTATTTGCGGCTGTTACAAAAACAACGCCACCCGCTAGGGTAAGAGCTAATCCTGTAGTCAGACTTTTTAGTTGTGAGTGAAAATGTCTCATAACATTTCTCCTATTTTTGATTTAAAGGCGATAGCCCCATTAGGGCTATCATTTGTTTATTACACTAACTAATCAGATAAGATTATTAGTTTTGCTTGATAGAAGCCGCTGTCTTCACAGCAAGAACACCGTAGTCTTCTCTTTGTGTTGACGTAGCAAGAGGCTTGAACTGAGGCTTAAGCATACCGATCATTTGTTGATAACCGATACCTGGTTTACGCCCATAGTCGTTCTGATCGCCCTCAAGCCATTCAGCACCACCGATGTTTGTAAATCCAAGAGAGCCTGCACCCATCAATGTAGCTTGCGCTCCATCAACGGTACCACCTGCACCCCATTTGGTACCAGCAGCAAGACCAGCGGTATTAACCACTTTTCTGTGCTCGTATAAGATCAAGCCATCAATAACTGCAATCGCGTTATTGAACAATGGGTTTTTAGAACCACGTTCAGCGCCACGAGACACAATTGTTTGATAGTTAGCATC